ATTTAAAGCTTCTTTTCTTTTGTTACAACCACAATCTTTTTTACCAATTACTTTAGCCCCCATTTGAGCTAAACTATGAATTCCAGTTGCTTTTGTAAATTTCTCTATAGTATCACCTAATCCTTTTGATCTTTGCATATAATTAAATTTTTAATAAATGGTCGCCCCGAAGGGCAACCATATTATTTTGTTATTGATTTAATCTTTTTTCTATATTAGAGTAAATCTCCATACCTTCATCGGTTTTAAACCAATGTGCTAAAGCGGTATAAGGATGCTCATCAAATGGTATAACCATTAATTTTCTTCCATTAGAACCCCATAAAAAGTTTCTTTGATCAGAAGATAATCTTAGTATTCCATTTTCTACAGCTTTAATACCAAAGTTTCTCAACATCACATTTTCATCATCCGCTAATTCTAAGAACAGTTTAGGATTATTACGAGCAAACACTAATACATCGCGTCTAAGTTCCTTAGAACTCAACTTAGATACTTCAGATCCAACCTCTACACGCATAATAGCTTCTGCTAAATCAATGTCAATATTTCTAGCCGCGGTTAATGCGTCAACTTGCATGTTTAACACATCTATTTCCTCTTCTGCTAATACCGATGGTTTATGCTCATAAAATAATTTATCTTTGTGAGGGTGATATAAAGATAGTAACTTTTGTAGTACTGTCTTTTCTTTTGGAACATATAAAGAACCAGATCTAAATATAATGTGGGCTAATCTTTGGTCTCCTTTCATTTCATCTACAAATGGTGTTCTTTGGTTTTCACAATATTTTAGTTCTCTTTCGTATCCTTTTTCTTCATCAAACCAATAAATATTTGCGGATTTGATTGATCTAGATAAAGGTTTTTTATTACCTTTTAAATAATAAACTCTATCTTTTAACTCCCATTCGTTTTTTGGTTTTACTCTTTCTCTTACTTTTGGTTGTTCTACAACCGGGGCAGTTTCAACTACCACTTCTTCTTTAATTTGAGGTTCTTTTACCTCAACTTTTTTTGCTTCTTGCTTTTTTGCCATAATATAATATATAATAAAATTAATAAAATAAAAGAGGAAGGCGGAGAGCGTTTACATGCATGCCGCCCTCCTCTTTAAAATAATTGTGCTTAGTTCATTAACATGAAATTGTTAGCACCTTGAGTTACTAAACATCTTTCAGAAAGCATGTGGATTTCCATCGCGTCAAGCGCTGAAGTAGCAGCACCAACGGAACCAGTAGTCCAAGTTTTCATTTTTCTGTTGTCAGTTTGAGAAGCTCTATAACGTACATGTAAGAAAGGACGTTTCATGTTCTTTCCTAATGATTGGTCATAAACAGTAGAAGTACCAGCTGGTATCATAACACCTCTAATTGCGTTAGCCGCATTAGCAGAGTTAATTCCACCTCTAGTAGCTCTATCATTTAAGTATCTAAAATCAGATTTGTAGAAATCGTAAGATCCACGTCTGAAACCAGAAAAACCTAAATTAAGAGCCATTTCTTCTTCGTTATCAAATAAACCATAAGAAGTACCACCAGCACCGTAAGAATTCATAGAAGCTAACATATCATCTACAGCTAGAGACGTAGCTCTATTAACAAACATCATGTTTTCTTCAATAGCACCTTGGTTATCAAACTCAGCTAAGATAGCATCGAATTCAGCTAAATCAGTTGAAGCGTTAACACCAGTAACACCTGATGTCATATTACCTCTAGCTTCAATAGCAGCGAATAAACCTTCAGTACCAACGTTTCCAGCACCAGCAACAGAACCATCGATAAGAGCGTTACCATCTATTTGAGAAGCAGCTAAGTTTAATTCACCTTCTAACATTGCCATTTCTAAGTAATCAGTAAAACGTGCTCTAGTGTCAGATTCAGCTTTTAAATACCATAAGTATCCAGAAGTACCATCTTCAGAAGTAACTTCAACCCAACCAACTCTAGCTGTATCAGAACCTGATACTGCGTAGTAATCTTTTAAGATAATTGGTTTGTTGCTGAAAGTTTGGAATGAAGGTTCGTTACTACCTCTTTGATCAGTGTCAGCACTGTTCGCAGCGTTGTTATAGTTAGTACCTTTTCCATATTCAGAACCATAAACTAATATAGTTGTAGTATCGTTTCCACCAGTAGTTGATAAACCAGCAGTGTTTAAAGATGCGAAATCGTAAGGTAATACATCGATAACACTAGCTGTGTCAACAGCTTCTACAAGGCATTTCACAACACCTTCTGAATTCGCGATGATAACAGTGTCATTAACTCTAATACCGTGGTTAGCGCCAACATCATTTCCATCGATATCATTTTCGATTTCTATTTGTCCGCCGGATACTGTACCACCAGCATTTGATTCAACGTGTCCTGTGTAAGATAAATGTAATCTACCTTGTTCAGACCATACAACCCTATCAGATTGCATTGCCTCTTCAGCTCCTACTTGTGCTAAGAAACCTGAAATAGTTCTCGGTCCGAAAACTTCAGCTTCTTTTTCCATAAGATCTGGTAAATATTGTTGGGCCCAAGTTGTGTCAGTTGTTCCCGTAAAATCTAGATAGTTTGATGCTAGTGCTTGCGGCAATGGAGCCGGCACACTATTCAAACTACCTCCTGCAGTAATTGCCATAATTTTTTAATTTTAAATTGTTATTTATTTTTCTTAATTTTAAACTTAAAATCAGAAGAATCATTTAACACTCTCACTTTTATCCCGCTAGCATCACCAATATTACTACTATGTGATTGTCTTGGATCCATGCTAACATTTTTAGATTTAGCGATGCTCTCTTTTAAAGCATCTGCTTTACCTTGTTCGTAAAAGTGATTAACAATAGCATCGGCGTTCATAGCTGTAAACAAACCTTTATGATAACCCTTAGCGTCTTCCATTAAATTATCTTCGTTCAAGAACTTCTTGACAAAGTTATTAATATCGGTTTGAGTTTCTTTAGTTTGATTAACATCTTTAACATTAAACCTATACTTTTTATCTCCAACTTGATATTCAAAACCTTTAAATTCCTGGTTAAATACATTGTTAGTTTTTTGTAAAAAAGTATTTTGTGCTTCCTTTGCTACTTTCTGATTCTCAACAGATTCTTTGTTGTACCTATTAAAGAACTCTATAGCTTCTTGTTGTTCAGGCGTAAGCTTTGAACCAGCTTTAAGTTCCGCATAGTATTTGGACTTTAGCCCGTCCAAGTGGCTTTTAGCGCTGGCAACTTGCTCTTTTAACGCTAATTTTTTTCTTTTTATTTCCTTCTCATCATCATAGGATTCATCGTAATTGAAATTGTCTTCCATTAAGAAATTTATTTCTTCAGCGGATAGATGAGGTTTTGTTTGTCTGTAATATTCTTCTAATAAAGATAAATTATCTAACTTATCATAATCTTTATTTAAATTCATGTAGTCGTTTAAATCACCACCTGTTTCGTTAATAAAATTAACTAGTTTTTCTACATCTTCTGGTAAAACAGTTTTAGGTTCTTCTGTTTTAGGTTGTTCTATATTTTCATTTGATTTCTCTTCAATTACTTCTTCTAAAATAGGTGTTTCAGTACTTTTTTCTGTAACTTGTTCAACAGGTTTTTCTTCATTAGTCGTTTCTTCAACAACTTTTTCTTGAACAACGCTTTCTTCGTTGGTATCTGTTGGTTGTACATCTTCTTCTTTTTTTGGTGGATTACTTAAATCGACTTTAACAAGGTCGTTATTACTTGTGTTAAATTTTTTTACTTTTGGTTTTTTTATTTTTAGTTTTTCAACTGTTTCGTCTATTTTTGGTTGTTCAACGGCCTCTACAGCCTTCTCTGTTTTTTCTTTTTTTGCCATAATATAATATTATAAAATTAATAAATTCTTAGTTATATTCCTAAGTTAAACCCACCTAGTATATCATCACCTGCAGATTGGAAGTTTTTAGGTGGTCCTCCTCTTTCTTTTTGATCCATCAACTCAGATTTTTGAGTTGCCTGCATTTTTGTTCTTTCATCTTTACGATCTTCTTTTTCTTTGTCTCTATTTTTTTGAACTTCTATTTCAGCGTATTTTAATTGTAAGTTGTAGTTAAATTCATATTCCATTAACTGTTTTTTAATTTCAGCTTCTTGCAATAGTTTTTTAGTTTCTAAATCTGATTTAGCATTTGCTAATTCTATATCATTTTGAGTTTCAAATTGTTTTTTGCGAACTTCCATTTGAGCAGCGGCTTCTTGCGCTTGTATATTAGCTTCACTTTGAACTCTTATATTTTCTTGTTGGATTTTTTGATCTCTTTCCATTTTCTTTTTTCTACGTATCTTTAGCATTTGATTTGCTAATTTTACGTTTCTAATTTCTCTAAGATCAATAGCATCCTCTAAATCTATACTTTGTTGTGCAAGGGCTTGTTGTATATTATTTTCTAATAACATTTGCTGTTCTTCATCTGGTTTTAATTCAATAAAAATACCAAAGTCATACAGATGTAAATTAGACATTTCTTCTAACGTAGCTACATTATGATTTCCTATAGCTTGTATAAAAGCATCTTTTGTTGGTGAGTATTCTAATACATCTGATATTCTAAGAGATAAAGATTCTGCTGTTTCTTTTGTTAAAAATAATCCAGCTTGTAAAATATGTCTTGTGGCAGTATTACTATTAGCCGCAGCTAGTTTTTGCACGCCAACTAAAGCATTCTTATCTGGCATAGTACCATCCCTAGCTTCATTTAATCCGGTCACATCTCTTATCATTTGTAAGTAGTAATTGTAATTACCTATTAATGCTTGAAGTTTTTGTCCACCACTTCCGCTAGATATTTCTTGTATAGGTACCTTGCCTGGGTTAATATCACCTTCACTTGTAAATGATCTACCTATTATCGAACCAGTTTGGAAGAACATGTTTAAAGCTTCTTGTGGATTATAATTAGTTCCATTACCTAAATCGATTTCAGCAAGTCCATCTGCGTCTAAATAAATACCATCTGGAACCATTCTTGATAACACTTGCTGTATTTTTAGATGTGTTAATTGAATCATGTCTGCAAAACCAGTTATTCTTTTAACTAATGATTCGATTTTACCGTTATACATTCTCGGCGCGACCATAGCATAATTCATTTTAACTTTAGTGTAATCGCTTTTAGGACGCATCATATTTTTTGCCATCTCCCATTTAAGAAGTTTTTGCGTGCCAATAACCATAGCCCCATCAAATAAAACCTCTATACATCTATCCATTTTAGCGTATCCACCTTCTTTATTTTCAGGTGGATTAAAAGTGTCATCTTTTTCTATAGCTTTTTCACCTCCGGAACCAGTTTCTTTTACTTTATATACTTCGTTCATATAAGTTTTATAATTAAAATATAAAACTTGTACTTTATTAGTATCCTCTTCTTTATCCTTATTGTTACGCATCGCGTATTTATCTTTGGATGAATTTGATTTAGATATTTCTTCTAATTCACTAGGCGTTAATCCCGGAAACTGTTTAGCTAGTTCATTAATTGGTATAACTTTAACCTCGCCAACATAATATACATCATCAAAGTATGGTGATTCAGAATGTGAGTAAACTAAATTAGCTGGATCAACATAATCAATAGTAACACCTTGAGAGGTATTAAATCCCGTTTTTACAGCTCCCATTCCTAAAACCGTTAAATCATAAAAAAATCTTTTCTTTGTTAGTTCGTAATTGTTACCCTCAAGCAAAGTATTTATAGCTTGTTCTTCAGCTAATTCTACAGCTTGTTTATAAGATAACTGCATGTGTAGTTCTAGTTCTTCTTCTGAATCAGGAAGTTCTTCTTTAGGATTTTGATTTAATGATATTCCTAGGGCTTCTTCAAAAAGAGCATTTAAATCTTTATTGTGTAGATCGCCAAGCATAGAGTCCATATACTCTGTTCTTTTACTAACACCATACGGATCTTGTGAATATGCGTTTATATCATACATTCTTTCAGCTATACCATTAACAACGATATCTACGAATTTTGGAATTATTGGAACTGGTTTCCAATCTAAATTAAGATAGGATAAATCGCCATTAATTGACAACTCATCCTTATACTTTTGAATTGATTGCTCACCTCTAGCATATAATCTCAAGCTATGAAAATTTACACTATTACTAAAAAATCTATTTGAATTTTGCGCATCATCAAACCATTCGGTTTCTATAGCTTTAGCTACTTCTAATCCATAGTTGAAGCTTAACTTCTCTATATCGCTAACTACTTGACTTGGAAAGTGACTCATATTTATTGTTTAATTAATCTGCTAATATTACCTTTATTTTCATACTTAGCAATATTTATATTTAGTTTTGGTTTTTCTATTTTAGCGTTAGGAGCGTATAAATGTCTATTACAAGCCATTATTGCTAATCCAGAACTTATCGTCGCGTCAAACTTTGTTCTTTTTGTTATGTCAAATCTTGACCAATCATTTAATGTTTTATTAAAGTACATGTTATTATGAGAACCATCAGATCTCATACCCACATGTTCTTGTATATACATTTCTATTGCCGCTGCGTGAGCTTGTTTTATATCTTCGCTTGAATTTGGTATACCACCTATTTCTTTTTCTGCTACAGATAATTTATTCCAAACTTTATCTGGTCGGTTCATACTAAAACCTCTATATCCTCTTCTTCTAAGATAGTAAAGTAATCTAGGTTTATTATTCTCACATAACAGTGGCATTCCGTAAAACACTAAAGCCATCAGTACATCTTCAAAAAACATTTCAGCTGTTTGTGGTCTAGCTATATATTCTAAAAAGAATTGATTTGCTGGAGCGTCTTCCATTGAAAACTTTGTTAAACCGTGTAATGCTCCCTTAGACCCTTGTCCATCAACTGTCCCACTAATATCATAACTATCACAACCAAAAGCGCCCATGTGCTCATTAGCGGGATATCTAACTCCATTTTTTAATATCACTCTATTTTGTAAGTTAGATGATGGTACCCAACTTATGTTAAATCTCCCTTGTTGATCTGGATAAAAAACTACTTGAGTATCTTTTATGCCTCCAGCCCATTGGAAATTACCTCTTTTTAACCCTATGGTTCTAACCATTTCTTCGTTATAATCTATCTGCTCGTATATCTTTACAAGATTAAATATACTTCCTCTTGCCTCATCTCTAAACGCGTGTTCTGTAGTTTTAGGAAATTGTCTATAAAACTCGTTTAACGCGTCATGATCTCCTTTTAAACCATCAGCTTCGTTTTGCCAATGTTCTATAATGCCTATATCTATTAATTCTCCATCTGGCCCGAGTACATCTGTGTCAGGGTTATCAAAAACTGGATATCCGTACTCGTCAATAAATCCTTCGTAGTTCCATTCCATTGGGATAAACAAAGAGTATAAACCAGATTTTGTCTGACCATTTCTATTTCTTTTAGTGACATCTGATGCGTTGTATAATTTTTTAAAGTTGTCTCCACCTTTATCTAATGCGTTAGAAGTGCTACCCATCATACATTTACCAACTATTTTACTACCTAATCGTAAACATGTTTTTGTAACCCTCCAGTTATTTAATATATTATCGGGTCTTTCCCATTTACCGCTTTCGTCGTGTGCTAGTAATGATAATTTTTCACCATCATAACTATTATCTCCAGTATTTTTCCAATCTATAGTCGTATCTAATCCTTGTAAATCTTCTAATTTTTCATTAGACGTTATTTTCTTTCGAGTAAATTTACTAGCAGGTACTCTGTATGCTAGTTCTGTTTTTGGTCGATCCATACCATCTTGGATCGGTTTGAAAAAGAATGGGTAGTTTACCGATATTGGAACTACTTTATCTGTGAACATTTTCTTAGCATCTGCACCTGTTTTAGAAAGTATACCGTATCTACTATCGCTTGATATAGTAGCTAAATTAACTATTTCAGCACTGCTCATAAAAGAAAAGCCAGAACGACGATTTTTAAGATAGCACATACCATAACATCTTTTATCTGCTTTACACGCCTCCCAAAATATATAGAATAGTCTATTTGCTTCTCTAAAATCAGGAGCACCTACATCTATTTTACTCCATTGTAGATACATGTAATGTGTGCCTGTTATGTATGTTGCTTTACCGTTATTGTTAAACCAAAATCCTTCATCTCGCCTTTTAAACTCTTCATCTATATAATCATACCATTGTTCTTTTGCTTCGTCTGGATAATTTCTCCAATCAAATATATTTTTTAATCTATTTAATTCTTTTGGTTGATCAAGTTTTATCCATTTCTTTTTGGGGTGCACGTACACTCCTTTTGGTTCCAGCGGCAAGCCAATGCGCAAACCTTGAATTTCATAGATTTCACCAATTTTTCCAGTTTTTGAGATAACGATGATATCATGTTCTTTATTGTATCCATATTCCCATTTTTTACCTTTATTCATACGAGCTATAGTCGTACGTTTAATAGGCTCAATTATTTTAATTAATGTTTGTTCGTAACTCATTTTGATCTTCCTTCTGCAAATCCTTTAAATACTCTCTCCTTTTTTTCTTCAGGATCTTTACCCTCAAGTAAGTTTTCTTCTTCTTGTATTCTACTAAGTATTTCAAACGCGTCAAATATAGCTAATTTTTTAGTAGCCGCGGCGTTTTTCAATCTATCAGCTGATATATCATCTTCAGAATCAACAATGGGTTCTTTAGCGACTTTAATCAGCTCATCAACTGCTCTTTGCCCAGCTTGGATTATATTCTTCTTCGTCTCCTTGATATTCATATTTGATAGTTATAAAATTAGATAAAACTCGATATAGACGTTCTCCATCGATTACAAACTCACATTCTGTTCTTGGTTTATAACCTATTAAATCATCTTCTTTAACTGTACCATCTGAATACTTAACAATACCAATTAAAGGTCTTTCTTCATTAATATTAAATTGATCTTTAGCTTTTAATGGTTTAATAAAACAATAACCTTTCGGTGCTCTCCACTCATCGTTTCTCTTATATAAAAAGATTTGATCTTTAGTTATAAAATAAGTAGATTCATTAAAATAACTTCTACTATTTTTTTCTACACCTTTCATGTTGTGCCATCTGCGAAAAACATTAAAATGTGTTATTATTTTATCCCCAGGTTTAATATCTGTATCGCCAATTATTGGAACTGATATAACTTCTGCTAATCTATTTATATATTTGTGATTATAAATTTCTGTATTTAATATAAGATCTTTATCACCAACTTTTTTAATATTGTTATATCTTTCTCCTATTGGCGCTACAACAAAGTTGTAAACGCTTTTCATTTTAATTTTTCTTTAATGATTGCAATTGTATAACTTACAATTGGCGTAAACATTATTAACCACAACAAACTGGGATGTGGTTCTCCGCAAAGCCCTAACGCATGTCTTAATCCTTCCCACATATTAATATTCTAAATTATATTCAACAGACACTGCCATATTTTTATTGAAGTCTTTCCAAGGTAAAACATCTTTATCTTTTTTAATATAAATAGAAAATTTATCTTCTTCTTCTATTATATCGCAAATAGTATGACCCCCATAAACTTCTTGACCAACAGAGTAGTGCATAGCGTCATTTTTATAATCTTTACCTACGCTAATCTTTCTTATTAACTTCGCCATTTTCTGGATAATTTATAGTACCGTCATGTATGTTTATATCATCAGTTCCGTACTCGTTAGAGAACTCAATACGCATAGTATTTATATCATTACTAAGACGATCCATAGCTTTTATCAAACTTTGCTTTTGTATTTCAATTCTACCAATATCATTGGTAAATTGATCCATACTTTTTATTGTCGCTTGTAATTTAGCTAATTGTTGCTCGTTGATTTTTTTAGGTTTAAGATCTACGATCTTTTCTGCCTTTGGTGTTTTTCTTTTTGCCATTTTATTTAATTTAAGTTAATTGTTTATTATTCATTTTCATACCAACCATTAGATATATTATCTATGATTGTAGAAATTTGCGCTTCAGTATGTTCTGTTTTACCATTTAGTTCAGATGGTGTAGCACCTATAAAAGAAACTAAGCATTTATTTCTAGCTAGATTATATCTAACGGTGTTACTTGATGTAGTTGCTAATTTACTAAAATCAAGACTTGATAGTTCGCTAGGTTCTATTATTACATATTTTTTTGCCATATTAGTTTATTTAATACGCTGTCCACGTAGGTGTGTTTACTAAAGTACCATTATTACCTTTTCCTGATTCATCCGTTGTAGAGGTACCTGTGCCTTCTTCCATTCTCCAATATCCAACTAATTGAGTATTATCTAAGCCAGAAAACTCTACATCTCTATGTGTTCTTGCATTATATAGTTCACTAATACTCATAACCTCTGTCCATATTGAAACTTCATCCATTTGTCCTTTAAAATAAGCTCCGTTAGCAGCATTTTGACCTAAATAAACTGTATCTATTGAACCCTCAAAAGCCTCGTCTGGATACGCTGCACCTTCACCTACTTCTGATCCATTAATGTAAGCATGTATGTTTCCGCCGTTCTCCCAAGTCATTGCAAAATGTGTCCAAGCGGAGTGATCAAAACTAGAGGCGTCATATTGTACAGATGCTACTGTACCACGAGACTTGAGATTAAATCTAATTGTATCTGATGAGTTGTGCCAAAATATAAATATTTGATTATCTGAATCAGCTTGCGCTCGAATAATATTTTGACTTGGTGTAGTAACATTCATTATTGCCCATATAGATATAGTACCTTTGTTCTCAGGCGTCATATCATCACCAACTTGGTTAATGGTTACGCATTCATCTGTACCATTAAATGCTAGTGAATATTTGTTAGAAAATATTTCAGCTAAACTAACAGTATCGGCTTGTACACCGTGTCCTAATCCTAACATTAATCTCCTATATAAGCTATACAAGTTCCAGAAGCAGGATCTATTTCAGTCCATCTACCATAAATAGTAATACCTTTTGGAAAAGTATTATTTACATCTACTTGTAATCCTCCACCGCCAGAAGAAGTTGTTTCAGATCCAACACTTAAATTGTGAGCCGCAGCTTCGGTTCCAATATATTCTAAACCCGCTCCAGCTGAATCATTATCAGCTTTTAAACCTCCACTAGAATCAAATGTACAGTCTGTTAACATTGTTATCGCAACAAATACTTTATTCGTTGGAGGTGTCATCGCTGCAGTACCATCATTAAACATGCTACCCATTTGTCCGAAATGATAAGATACTTCTGTTGAATTTATTCCCATAATTTTATTTTTTTACTTTTTCTAGTGAGCGTCCGCCAAAATAAGCACCGATCACAGTTATTAATACTAGTTGTAATAGATCCACCCATGAAGCCTTAACTTCAAAAGCAATAACTCCAGCGTCGATAAAAAC